GCATGGATGGCCAATCGAAGATTTCTACGGCCATCACGCCTGCCAAGGGCAGCGCCACGATGTCGCCATTTATTCAACTTGGCGCTCGCTAAACCCCAGAACCTCAAAGGAGAAAACACATGTTTCCAAATGCAAAAGGCAGTGAACTGCTTTCAGTGCTGGCAACGATCGATCCTGCTTCGCAGGCGGCTGGTGCAGCCAGTACAGGCTGGGTGCCAGTCGCCAATTACTTTGCCTTTTTGGCGGTGGTGCAAACCGGCGTGCTTGGCACGTCGGCTACTGTCGACGCTAAGTTGCAGCAGGCGCTGGACAGTTCAGGCACGGGTGCCAAAGACATCAGCGGCAAAGCGATCACCCAGATCGTCAAAGCCACGGGTGACAACAAACAGTTGCTCATCAATGTCAAGCCTGAAGAGCTCGACACCGTAAACGGCTTCGGTTTTGTGCGCGTCACAGTGACCGTTGGCGTGGCAGCCAGCATCACCTCGGCCCAGCTGCTCGGAGTCAACCCCCGTTATGCACCGGCAGACGTTGGCAATCAGGCTGCTGTTGTTCAGGTGATCTAAATGCCATTGCAACTCGTCACCCCACCTTCAGAGGAGCCGGTGTCCCTGTGGGAAGCCAAACTCCATCTGCGGGTGGATTTTGACGAGGATGACATGCTGATCGCATCGCTCATCACTGCGGCCCGGCAAGCAGCTGAGACCCTGACCGGCAGGCAGTTCATCACTGCCCGCTGGAAGCAAGTGCTCGACTGCTTTCCCGGACCGTCTCTGATGGGCGTACCTGCAGGTCAAGCTTTCAGCTTGCCGGGGCACGCCATTTTGTTGTTCAAGTCGCCGGTGCAGTCTGTCGTCTCGATCAATTACCTGGACATGGGGTCTGCGCTGCAGGTCATGCCTGCCGCCACTTACACATTGGATACCGCCTGTGAGCCCGCCCGCATCACACCCGTGTTTGGGCAGATCTGGCCGATGTGCTTGCCGCAGATTGGTGCGGTATCGATCACCTTCGATGCCGGGTATGGCAGTGCCGCGCAGGTGCCAGAGGGAATCAAGAGCTGGATCAAGTTACGTGTCGGCAGCCTCTATGCCCACCGCGAAGAGATTGCAGTTCTAAGTCGCGGCCGTGTGGAGGCGCTTTCATTCATTGATGGTTTGCTTGACCCCTACAAGGTTGCTTTCGTATGAGGGCGATCCCATGAGTTCATTACGAGCGGGTCAGCTAAACCGGCGTATTACCTTGCAGCGACAAAGCAATGTGCAAGACAGCTATGGCGGTCCGGTCCGCACTTGGCTGAATGTGGCCACCATTTGGGCCGACATACAGCCCTTGACGGGGCGCGAGCTGGAAAGTGCTCAGCGCATGGCCAGCGAAATCTCCCACCAAATCACGGTGCGTTATCAGGCAAGTTTCACCGATACCCGCGTGGTATCTGGCTACCGCGTACTCTACAAAGCCCGCATCTTCAACATCCACGTGGCGTTGAACGAGGACGAGAGCAATGTTCTGGTCACGCTGCTGGCCTCAGAGGGTCTGGACGATGGCTAAGTACGAGAGCGTTCAGATTCAGGGCCTTGATGCCTTGGCCAAGGCTTTGAAAGAGTTGCCTGACCGGGTGGCCAAGAACGGCTTGCGTGCAGCGGTCTATGCCGGAGCCAAAGTGATTCGGGATGAAGCCAAGTTGCAAGCTCCTGTTGCCACGGGCGATCTGGGACCCAACCAGCCGCCACCCGGCACCTTAAAGCGCTCGGTGATTTTGAAACAAATCCCCGAGTTGTCGAACAAGAACAAGCAAACCTTCTTCGTCACGGTCCGGCATGGCAAGAAGTACCGCAAGCAAGGCAAGAAGGGCAACCTTTCGCAAGACGCTTGGTACTGGCGCTTTGTTGAATTTGGGACCGTAAAGATGTCCGCGCGCCCCTTTCTGAGGCCTGCTTTTGACATGAAGAAAAACGATGCGCTGATGGCCATCAAGACCCGACTTGCCGCGCGCATTGAACAAGCCGCACGTGAATTGAAAAAGTAGTTCAAAAAATGATTCAGCAAGACCTTTTCGCAGCCCTCTCATGTGTCGCCGGGGGAAGGGTGTTTCCGAACGTGGCACCCAACAACGTGCAAAAGCCCTACGTGGTCTATGCCCGCGTTTCCAGCGCACCAGAAAACACCCTGGCCGACGGCGCACCCATTGAAAACACCCGCCTGCAGGTGGACTGCTTTGACACCACCTACGCCGCTGCCGTTGCCTTGGCCAAGACCGTTAAAGACGCCATGAAAAGCAGCGCCATCACCCACGTTTTGCTCCTTGAGCAAGACCAATTCGAGCCCGAGGCATTGCTGCACCGGGTGATTTTGGATTTTTCGATCTGGCACTAACTTTAGGAGAACTCTATGCCAAGCACCGCCATCTCAGCCCAAGGCTCCACCGTCAGTATAGGCACGACCACCGGGTCGGCGCTCACCATCACCGCCGTATCCCTCACCAACCCTTGTCGGGTCACGCTCTCAGCGGTCACGGCATTGAACAAGGGTGATGTGATCACTGTCGCTGGTGTCGTTGGCACCACGCAGCTCAACGGCAACAGCTTCGTGGTGCAGTACATCGAACCTACGACCAAAATCGTCACCCTCGCTGGACTGGACGCGACGGGTTATACGACCTACACCAGTGGCGGCACGGCAACCCCTGTGCAGTGGACCAAGATTTCCAACGTCAAGAGCTACAGCGGCTTTGACGGCTCAGCCTCCGAGATTGAGCGAACCAACTTTGACTCGACCGCCAAGGAATTCATTCTGGGTCTCTTTGATCCGGGGGCATTTGCCATTGAGGTCGACCAGGACAACAGCGATGCAGGCCAACTGGCTCTGATGACTGCGCTGGTGACCGGGGTGGCCAAGAACTTCAAGTTGATTTTGCCCAACGGCAACACCGCAACTTTCACTGCCTACGTGAAGAAATTCAACAGCCAGGGTGCAGTGGATCAGGCGATCCGGCGCTCGGCTGAACTGCGTATTTCCGGCTCGATCACTTGGGCATAGCTCTTGTATCTGTATAAACTTGCTATCTGATATTCAGTCTGGGCGCATTTTGTTGATCTTTACGAAAAGCATTCCTCTGAATTCAATTTTCCATACACAGGACTAAGCATGACCAAAGAACTGGATTCATTACTTCAAAGAAAAATTGAAAATTTTGAGTCGTTTAGAGATGGAGAAAACGGTGTGTGGACCATGATAGATGCCGCTTACCTTGTTGCCAGGACTCTTGTTGCTGGTGTAGTTAAGGAAGCTAATTTGTCCAGTTCAGAGACCCACCGTTTAATGATGTGGCAGACCGTTCTGGAATACCAGATGGAGTCGTTCTTTTTAATTCTTGATAAGCAACTTGATGCTGGCATGGCTTTGATGCGTATGGCATCTGAGCTGGCTCGGGATACTGCTCACATCGCAAATGATGAATCAAGCTTGGATATTTGGTTGGGCAGGTCACTCGACGACGTCAAAAGAAAAGAATATCGAAGGAGGTTCAAGTTCTCTAATGATCCTACAGATCAATATGTTTTTCAGTTGTACAACTTGGCCTCAACATTTGGTGTCCATGGTCACACGCTTGCAAGCATGTCGATGCAACCCAAAGATTTCTCTGCTGACGGATCGGCGATATCACTTGAACCAAGCGAGATATCTGTGTATCAAAACATTGAGATTTGGATGGCCGCATTTTTTCCACTTCAAGATATGTGTAATCGTGACTTTCGCAAGAAAGGTGGCCAAGTTCTTACCGAGGGTGCGCGTAACTATGACGATATGAAGACGGCTTTCAATGCCGCCTTTGCAAAATATAGAGAGGCGCTAAATGAAATGAAGGCGGATATTTTGATAAACCTTCATTAAGACCAAATTTTTTAACATACAACCCGCTGATAGCGGGTTTTTTCATTTCTGGAGTACCTATGACATTACTTTCTAAATCAGCCATCCTTTGCGCAAACGACCTTCAAACAGAGGACGTCGATGTCCCCGAATGGGGTGGTGCCGTGCGCGTGCGCAGTTTCACCGGTCGCGAGCGTGATGCCTTTGAGGCCAGCATGGTCCGTGGCGAGGGCAAGGACCGCAAGGTCGATCTGACCAATATGCGTGCGCGTCTGGTGGGCCTCACAGTAATTGATGAGGGCGGCCAGCGCCTGTTTACCGACGATGAGGTGGATCTGCTCGGTGCCAAATCTGGCGCGGCGCTGGACCGGGTGTTTGCCATTGCGCAAAAGCTCAATGGCTTGTCTGGTGCAGATGTCGAGGAACTCACAAAAAACTCCAGCGGCGTCCCGAGCGCCGTTTCTACTTCCGACTCTGCCTTGCACTTGGATTCCAACACCCTGACCATCTCCTCGGGAGTCTAAGTTCTCAGCAGGTAGCGGAGTGGATGGCGTTTGCCTCTCTGGAAGGCCTGCCGGACATGCGCGCTGACTTTGGCTTCGGTCAGGTCTGCGCCACACTGGCCAACGTCCATCGCCGAGAAGGTCAGGACCCGTACCAGGCCGATGACTTCATGCCGGGACTGCATGGACTAAGTAATGCAGAGCCTGCCGCCACCAAGGATACCAATGCAGCGCCAGACGAACACTTTGATGTTGAGGCGCACAGCCGTTTGATCTCAGCCCTTTTGGGTAAAAAGGAATAAATCCCCCATGGCAACCCTCGCCAGTCTCGTGGTCAGCCTCGAGGCCAATGTCGCTCGCTTTGAATCCGACCTGAACAAGGCCGAGTTCATGGCAAAAAAAGCCATGGACACCATCGGCAATGTGTCGGAAACCGCCATGAAGGCGGTCAAGGGCGCAGTGATGGCCATGGCGGCGGCATATACCTTTGACGCCTTTGCCGATGGCATCAAGGGAGCGATTGCGTCGGCTGGTGAACTCGACCAAATGGCCAAGAAGACCGGTGCGACAGTGGAAGCCCTTTCGGGTTTGAAGTCGGCGGCCAAACTCTCGGGTACCAGTTTGGAGGAAGTCGGCGGAGGCTTGCAAAAGCTCTCCAAAGCCATGTTCGAGGCGGCAGGCGGCAGCCAAAAGCAGTCGGACTTGTTCAAATCGCTCGGCGTTGAGGTCACCGACTCATCGGGTAAGTTACGTGACTCAGGCGAAGTCATGCTGGACCTTGCCAAGAAGCTCGACTCCATGGACAGCAGCACCCAGGCGGTGGCAACGGCCCAGATGCTGCTGGGCAAGCGAGGCGCTGAACTGCTCCCCTTCATGCAGGACTTGGCAGAAATAGGCGAACTCAACGCCAAAGTCACCTCCGAGATGGCGGCAGAAGCTGACCTTTACGAGAAGAACCTGGTGCGCCTGGAGGGCAGGAAGAAGTCGCTCTACAACACCATTGCCTCGGCATTGCTACCGGTCATGCGTGACTTCACCGACGCCTTGCTGGATTCAGGCAGCATGACCGAGCGGCTCAACGACACGGCCAAGCAACTCAAGCAAGACAACGTGATCGAGACCTGGGCGCGGGAAGGCATGCGCGCGGTGGCGGCTTTCATTGATATCTTTGACGCCATCATTCGCGTGGTGCGAATCGTGGGCAACTCCTTTGCAGCGGTCGCCGCCGACATCGTCTCGGTGCTTGCCTTCATGGACGGCATTGGCGCGGAGATGATCAGTGAAAAGTCACTCGATCCGGTCAAGCGCCGCTTTGCGACGCTGACCTCGGACCTCAAGAGCCACGCCGAGTCCTTCAACCAGGACATGGTCAAGATTTGGACTGCGCCGCTTTTTCTCACAAAACTTGATGAGCAGTTTGCCCAACGGGATGCAGGTCTGAAAAAGCCCGTCGAGTCAGCCAAGCGCTCGTTTACCATTCCAGACCAGCGGCCTGACAAAACCAGCCCGTTTGATTCGTATCTGGACTCGCTCAATGTCGAATCCATCAAAGACAAACTTGGCAAGTACGAGGCCATGATCGAGAAAGGCCGCCTGCTGGCGGTCAAAGAGGGCCGACTGGGTGATATGGCCAAGGTTACAGCCACGGTGTCGAGCATCCAGTCAATCGACGAGGGCAAACGTATTGATGCTTTCGCTCACAGCCTGGATGTTGCCAACCAGCAGTACGAGTTTCAAAATACCTTGATTGGACTAAACGCTCGCGACCAAGCGCTGGCTGCCGAGGGCCGCAAGAATT